ATGGAGAGCGTTTGCAAAATAGGTGTGAGCGTCACCGTTTGATTGTTTTGCGTAATCTCAACGCTTTGTTCAACCTTAGTGATTGTCACGCTCATCGCGTCACCTCAGGCGAAACGCTTGCAGCTCCTTCCAAAAGCCGCGTGACTACGCCGCCACCTGATACCAATTCCAAATCCCATACGCCTGACCACGGTGCCGTCAACGCGGCCGTGACCGTGGCCGAAGCGGTGATGGTGATCGTTCCCGCTACGCCGCCTAATACAATGTCACCCGCCGCGCTTGTTAGGCTGAGAATTGCGGTAGCGGTGTCATAGGTTGAGCGCGCCTGCATGCGTGCCGTGTACCCGGTCAAATTGATTGCGGTGCCTGTCGAATCTTTCCATGTAATTGCCAAAGAAAGCGTGGCACCCTGTTGAATTACCAGATTGTATTGATTACCCATTGCCATCAGATTGCCAGCCCTCCCCGTAGGCGATACGGCTCAATGAGAATGCGCGCCTCAGGGTGCAGGGCTGCACGCATGGTGAGCACGCCCCCAAGATCGGCGCTGCCCACGATGCCGAATGGCGCCGTGCGGCTGCTCCAAATTGCGCCTGCCTGAATGCCCGCTGCCTGCTTGATTGCGGCAGGTACCGAAGGCCAACCAAAGGTGCCAACCACCTTCACCTCAAGGTATCCCGTTGGGAAATTCAGGGCGGCATTGCTGAATGGGCTCACGTCAATTTCGGTGTAGGGGCGCGCATCAAGCGCGGCATTGCGTGGCGCCAAAATGTAATCGGTGGCGCTCCATGTCTGCGAATAAGTACCCGCGCCGTTGATGTCCGTTGCAAGCGTGGTGACGGTCACAATGGGATCGGTCAAAACGAAATCATAGCGCGCGGCGGTGTAGTACCGGGTTTGGCTTGAGGTCACGCCGAAGCCAACCTTTGTGTCAACGTAATTGTTGATGAGCTGATCGGCAGCATCAAGACAGGATTGCAGCGGCGCATCATCGGCGGTATCGCTTGAGGCAATGCCGATGCTGCTTTTGAATTCTGCCAACGTCATGTAGCTCATGATCGATTACCCAAGCGCATCACGTACACCACCTCATTTTGCGATGCCGTGCGGATTCCATACAGCGCCTCATTTGGTGGGATTCTAAATTCAAACGTTTCGTTATCATGCAAGCCGAAGCCGGTGCCAACCGTCACCGATGAGGTGCCGATTTCAACCCCGTGGTTGGCGTGCGTGTGCAGAATCACGGTGCAGCCATCGGTATCTGCCTGAACAAGCAGCGTGGGCGTGGCCGTCACGGTAATTTGTGCGGTGCTAATTTCTGCCATTTACGCTTTCCCCTTTCGCCTCTTGGGCTGTGTGGGGGCTAGTGTAGCGCGCTCAATGACGGGCTCAGCGGTTGCACGCTCTTGTACCTGTGGCATTGGGGCAGGGATCGCGTACCCGTGGCTGATCATGTTTGTGGCTTCGCTCACAGGCAGATCAATGATGCCGCCCGGCGCAGGCCACGGCTGCCCATTGCGCAACCCGTCAACCCTGATGATCAATTGAATTCTCATTGTTTCCCCTCTCTAAATGCTAAGGGGCTGAGCGTAATGCTCAGCCCCTTAGCGGTGCGCTTTGTCTAAGGATTAGACGTTGGCGCCCTTGAACGTCCTGACGGCCAGCGGGTCAATGAGCCCCGTAGCGCCGCGAAGAATTCCGCGGTAGGTGATGAGGCCTGCGTTGAACGCATAGCTTCGATCAGCCTCAATTGCAGGCGCTCCCGCAATGGCCGTGTATACGGCACCAAGATCACCAAATGCGATCGAAAGCGCTTCATCGCCGTTATCAGCCAGAGCGGCTGAATACACCGGGAAGCCCAAGATCGTATCAGGGCGGGTCTGATCACCCGGAACAAAGATTGGGCGGCTAGCGCCGTCAACCAACCCCATGACCGCACCCAACGTGGTGTCATTCATGAGGAAACCACGCTTCGCAGCGCGGCGGTATTGCTGTTTCACCGAATAGATCAGCGAAAGCAGGTTTGCGTACGTAGGCGCAACGGCTGCACCTGTGACACCAACCGTGGCAGCGGCTGCTACGGCAGGGCCTGCAACGGCTCCATGCGCAACGGCCAATTCAGCGGCCAGCTTTTCGGTTGCCCATGATGCAACGTCAAACATCTGATCCTGAACGGTTTCAATGCCAACCTGAAGCAGGCTTGCATACTTCACCGGGGTAAGCGACAGGCTCGAATTGGTGCCATCGCTCTCACCGATTGCGCTGCCCTCATTCACGGCCGCGGCAGAGCCAAGAGCCGTGGTGCGGGGCAGAGCCAAAACGTTGCCCTTTTCAAGCTGAATCACGGAAACAATCGCGGGATCAACGAACGGGTTTACCTGACCCGCGGTGATCCAGAAACGATCGCCCTGCTCAACGGCCTGTGTGAACGTCGCCTTAGTAATGTCGCGCAGCTCAACCTCACCACCCTCACGGGCGATGCGGCGAAGCTCAGCCGAAAGGTTGCGCGTTGCATCGGCAGCCGGGGCGAAGGCAACAGCCTTTTCCGAACGGGCAGCATCAGCGGCGGCGCGGGCCTCAACGGCAATCTTCTCTGAAGAGATTGCGGAATTGATAACGGCAGCCTCTGCCGTAAGGGCGTCAAAGCGTGCCTGAGCCTCAGCCGAAAGGGCTTCGCCCTTTTCAGCATGCTCTGCCACGATGCCCGAAGCATCGGTTAGCAGCGCGGCGCGCTTTTCAGCCAGATTCTTGATAGCGTCAGACATTTTCTAACCTCTTTCAATTTCTGGTTTCATAAACAATCTGCCGGGCCGCCTATCCGATGCGCTTGATGATCAAGCATGCGCAGCGTGGTGCGTGGGCTGTTAGGGATTCTATCCCTTGAGCTGCTCCAATTTCAGGCGGGCTGCCACAACCGTGTGGTGCTCACCCATTGGTGCAGGCTCAGATTCGATTGGCTCAGGCTCAGCGGCTGCACCCAATCGGGCGCGCACGGCATCAAGCAGGGCGGTTTGATCAGCATCAAGAGCGGTGCCCGCCTTGACGGCCTCAAGGGTTTCAAGCAGCGCGTCACCATCAACACCGATTCGGGCAGGTGCAATCTTACGCACAGAGCTCAACCCAAGCGTTGCCGGGTAGGCAGGCTGATGCCCTGAGAGAATTGACACCTCAAGCAGCCCAATTTCGGTGAGGGTGCGGCTGCCGTCGTCATGCCATGTCTGGCCATTCTTGGGCACCGTAAAGCCGAAGCTCTGGCCCATTGCCTTTGCCTCATGCTGAAGCTTTGAAATCACGGCAGCGGCGTCAGGGTCAGCGGGATCAAGCCGCGCCTCAACCTTCAGCCCCACCTCATCTTCGGTGAGGCTCAGGCGCCCGCTCGCCGTGGTGGCAAGCATGCGGCTTTCATCGTGACCGTGAAGAAATTTGATGACGCGGCGGCCCTGCTCAGCCTGCTTGATTGCACGGCTGAAGGCACCCTTTGCAATGCGCTCAATAAACGGCAGCCCCTTTGATTCGGCGTTGAAAATGGCTGCATAGCCGCTGAAGGTTTTCTGCCCATCTTCGGTTTCGGAAACGGTGAATTCACCCAACGGCAGGGCGCGCATTTCATGTTCACGTGCCATTGCATTGCTCTCCTTTTGTGCCGCCTCCGCAATGATCTTATCTGCCCAAGCCAACACGCGATCGGCGCCGTTTGTGTCTACGGGATTGACGCCCCAAAGCAGCGCGGCAACGGCGCCGGGCGCGGGAAAATCAGGGTGCTCAGGATCGCTATTTTGCGGCACGCTTTCCCAATCACCACGATGGCGGCGAATCCATGCGGCCATGCGCGCAACCTTTTCATCATCAACGCTGCCCGCTGCAAGCTGCCGCGCTTCACGCACGGTTTGATCCTGCAAGCCTTCGCCTGCAAGCCCGCCCTCATACGCCTCAAGCCCTGCGGTTGCAGCAGCTGAAACGTAGGCAGGCACCTGCACAATGGCGCGCTCTTCATCGCGCAACGCCTCTTCAGGGCTTAGGGCTTCAATGCCCAAGCCGCGTGCCATCGCCCGCACGTCAGCATCATTGTCAATTGCGTATTCGATTTCGCTGCCGTATTCGGTGGCAAGCAGGCCGTATTTGTATTCTTTGAATGCAAGCCCGGTGGCAAATGCGCTGCCTTCAAAATCATTCAAATGGATTTCATCAACGCCTGCCACCCCGTATTGCTGCAACCATGCGCGGGTTTCGGTGAGGCGGTCAATCTTACGGGCGCTCACCACAATCAATTGAGCGTCACCCTCCATCACCTGTGCGTTGAGGTGATCAATGAGCGGCTGATTCGGCTGCTCATTCTCAAGAATCAGCGTGCCGTCAAGATCAACGATGATGTAGCTCAAGCGGTGGGCTCCTGTTGCACCACCGTGATAGGTGCCGCGCCTGTGTGCTTGATCGGTGGCAAGCCTGCAACCTTTGCGCTGTCATTCGGATCGTATCCGGCGCGCACCAATACGCCCGCGGTTTCTGCATCGGCGCGCATGTCATCTGATCCTACGGTGCCGATGTTGAGCGGCTGCCTGAAGGCGTCACCATCAGGGCCAACAGGTGGGCGATCCTCAAGGGTGCGCACCTCATTGAGGCTCAAGAAACCGTTATTGAGCGCAACGGCGTATGAATCAAAGCGCTCTTTGGTTAGCGGGCGCATCATTGAATCAACGTTGAATCGAATGAATGTGGTTTCCCCAACGATGAGCCGCTGAAGCCCTGCCTCAAGCCGCGCAATCAGGCTGCCCAAACCAAGCATCAACCATTCACGGCTGACAATCTCAAGGCTGTTGTAGCTTGAATTTGCGCCGGGCAATTGCAACAGGTGCAGCGGGATACCGTAAAGGCGGGCGATCGCCTGCGTGCCTGCCTCCATGTTTGCCACAATGTCAAGGTCAGAGGGCTTGAAGGTGAGCGGCTTGAAATCCGCACCGCCCGTGAGCACCGCAATTTTGTGCATGTTGCGCAGGCCCTCATGGCGGCGCCCGAATGATGCACGCAGGGTTTCAGCCTGATCGGTGGTGAGCTCGCCCGGCACGGTCACCAATCCCGAAACCGAAGCGCCCTGTTCAAAGAATCGGGCCGCGTATTCGGTGGTTGCCTTTGCAAGCCCAAGCGTAATTTTGTGATGTTCAACAGGGCTGATGCCGCGCAAATCTTCACCCACACCAAAAAGGGTGATGTGCACAATGTCCTCATCGGTGAGGTCAACCTTTCCCGATGTGGTGGTGATGCGGTAGATAGGCGCGCCATTCTCGCCGCGTAGCACCGCAACCTTTCGGGGATCAAGCAGGCGCACCTCAACGATTTCCGCGCCATCGCGCAGGATCATCAAGAATGCGTTGCCGTCAATGAGCAGGCTGCTCACGGTACGATGGAGCAGGTCAAACCGCGTATAGTTTTTGTTATTCGGCACAGGGTTATCAAGCCACCGCGGGCGGGTCACAGGGCGGCGCACGCCGCCATCGCGAATGAATACACCCACGGGCATGCTTGCCACGGTGTTGGCGTAGAGCATCACCGATGCATACAGGGCACCAATCGTGGTGGCATTTTTCTCATTGAGGCTTACCCCGGCAACGTCAGAATCAACGGGCCACATTCCGCCCACCTGCCGCTGCTCTACCTCACGCCCCAAGATTCGATCAAGAATGCCCACGCAATTTCTCCCTACAGCTCAATGAATTGCACCGATGCCTTCGGCGTATCAAGCGCCTTCGCGCCTAGCGTAGCAGCCCTACCCCAAGCCATAATCGCTGCCACGCAAAGGTCAATTTTCTTGCCTGCATCTTTGCCCTTTCGTACCTGCACGCCGTAGCGCGTTTGAACAGGGCTTGCCTGCATTACATGGCGGGTCAGCCGCGGGTCACCATCATGCTTCAATCGCCCGTTCACCACGGCATCGTAGAAAGCGGCGGTGGCGGGCGTCATGCGCGCAGGGCTCTGCGGGTGCTCAACCACGGGAAGCCCCGCCTGTTGCCAACGCTCCATG